CCTTCATCACCGATGATGTATGAATCGTTCCACGGCTCCGCGTCAGATCCGGCAGGCGCGTATTTTTCTTCCCATGGATTACCCATCAGATTGCCTCCCAGCTTGCTTTGTTGTTCGGATCGCCGCCTTTGAATCTATACCCGCCACGGACATCGCCGGGCTTTGGGGTTGGCGACGGCGAAGAGCCGCCACCTTCTTGCGCTTTACCCATCACGAACTTCACGCGCTCGTTTATGAACGCATCGCGTGCAGCCCGCGATTCCCCCACTCCCTTCGGGTATCCGCCTTTCATCCTATCTTCATAAATGTTCATCAGCGATTTGCGTACATTAGCTGCCGTCATTTCTCCAGAGAGAGTCTCCCGGAATGCGGCAAGCGCCTTCGCTGGATTTTCTTTATATAGGTCAGGGAAGAAAGCCTGCGCATTCTTGATCTCAGCGGTCGTGTCGCCGCCTGCAGCTGCCTTGTTTGCCAATATCTGCTCGCTCGCCTTGTTGTGGCGCACCGTCTCACCAAGCGTTCCCTGCTGGTGAGCCACGGTCGCTTCGGTGCGCGTCGTGTCGTTTTTCAGTTTTTGCTGGTTCACGACACTACTGACCAGATCCTTCGCCTGCTGTTGCGCCCACAACGTACCCGCAGCATCCATGCGCCGCCCGTCCGGGAATACCATCACCATTGACTTGATAGGCTTCATGCCATTGCCCGGATCGAACTCCGACGGCTCGAACCTGATCCCTTCGATGTCGCGCTTCTCGCCTGTGCTTGCAAAGGTTTTCAGAGCGCCCTGCGTGTCGCCGGCAAGCGCCTGCTGAAGCGTTTGCGTCAGCCCTTCATCTTCCATGCGCTTGAGGTTCTGGATCATCGGGAAGAGCGCATCAGCGCCCTTCTTTCCGTGAGCAACATCGATGCGCGTCAGTTCAACAATATCCTTGAACTCATCGTGAAGGCCGGGTGCGGCAGGCTTCGGCAGTGTTGCGGCAGCGGCTGGATTCTCCATCACCGCCTTGTTGTAAGCCTCCTGCGAGGCTTGGTATTTTTGCGCAGTAGTCTGATACGCCGACCGCTTCTTCTGCCATTCGTCGTCTTTCTTCCACTCGGCTTCTTTGCGCGCACGCTCCTTCTCGGTGAACTCTGCGTCCGCAATACCCTTTCTCGCTTCCATGCCGCGCGTCACACCCTGCGCGGCACCGCCTGCAAATGCCCCAAGATTAAAGCCCATGTTCGCCGCTCCTTATCAATGATTCGAGATTCTGCGTCTCCGCAGCGACCTCCTGATTTATCAGCACAAGACGCCGCAGCACCTCTCGACCAACCGCCGGATGGTTGCGCTGCAAATACCCGACCTTCCACCCGTTGTCAGCGAGGTACGCCGTGCAGTGCATGCAATCAAGGCCAGTGCCTCCTTCGCTGTAGTGCCCCGGCAGCAGGTCGCTATCTTTGACGAACGCCATCACCTGCTCATCCGTCCAATCTTCAAGCGGGAACAGGTACTCGATGCCATCCACAACGTCGCCGTTACGCAACGGCCCCTTGAGTCGATCCGACGCCTTCTGGCCGCGAATGATCGTGGTCGCACCAAGCTCCACGCACTTCTGGTGCATCGGGATGAACAAGCTATTGGTGCAGCACTCAAGAAACCCCTGCAGCAGCGGCTTGCTCTGAGAGGTTCGCGCGCCGATCTGCCGGTGATTGAGCAATGGCAGGACATCTACCGGGTAACCTCCGCCAGCGATCACTTCAGGCTGCGCACCTTTCACCTCCACGAAGTTCTGGCACATCGACCGCACCTTCTCCATCTGCGCAACCGTCTCGGGGAATGGGTCGCCGGCATTGGTCCACATCACCGTGATGTCGCTCAACTGATCCCGCAACAGCAGAAGCAGTGCGATTGAGTCCTTGCCGCCAGAAAATTGCAGTACGCGCATGGATCAATAAACGGCCAGTGCGGTCCCGGCCAACTGACCAAGACCAGCCGACGAGGTGGCGTCGGCCTGCTGTTGCGCGCCCCACGCACCGAGCTGCGCCTGCGATCCGCCCAGCGCAAGACTGCCTGCCGAATTGTTGCCTGAAATCGCTGTGTTGAAGCCGTTGCCCATGGTATTGATGCCGTTCAGCGCCATAGAGTTCGTCGTGCCATTGGCCGATATAGCGCCGCCGTTCGCACCCATGGATGAATTCAGAGAAATGCCGGCTGTGTTTGGCATGTTCCGCCCGAAGTTCGCCACACCGGTCCGCAGGGCGATAGCCTTATCCTCGATGCCGCGCCGTGCCACATTCGCCGCGCCTGCTTTGGTCGCTGCAAGCTGCAACTGTGCGTCCTGTTCCATGCTCATTGCACGCCCAGAGTTCGGGTTCACGCCGGTCGCGGCCAGCGCGCGGCGGCGCTGACCGCCGGCATTGTCGAACTGCGACTGCACGCCTGTTGCCGCCTCGCCTGCCGCAGCCGCCATCGCTTCCGGGCTGTCGTATCCAACCGCGTCAGATACGGTCTGATCCTCTACGGGCTGGAATGTGCTGACGAAGCGATCCCATTGCTGGGAAGATCGATCCTTGTTTATCTTGGACGTGTCCAGATAATCTTCTGTGACTTGCGTGTTCAGCTTGTCCATCGCCTCCTGACGAGGCTTGATGTCATTGGCGTAAGTTTTCTTGTACCAATTGAGTGATTCTTCGGCCAGATCGGCATTTTTCATTGCCGCTTGCCCGACCAGCGGATCGATACCTGGAGCGCTTCCGCCACCACCGCCGCCACCGCCCAGCGCATATCCAACCACACCAGCGCCAACTGCAACCCATGCCATAGCTATTCCCCTCCTAATTTGAGTTGCTGATCGACGAACAAAGCATATTCATCTGCCGAGTCAGCAGTGAATTCGCGCTCGATCACAGCAACGTCCGTTTCGTCCGTTCCGTGGATCGTCGTCCAGATGCAATCCTCATGCGCAAACGCGATGCGCTTGGTGCCTGGCGGCGATACGATGGTAAAAGGCGCTTTGACGCGCACAATGCCGTTCTCTGTTAGAACGGACATTTCGCCCTTCAGCAAAATGTTCAGGTTTTGATGTTTGTGGATTTTCCCGGTCAGGATTGTGCCGGCGGGGATATGCAACTCACGCGCATAGACGCCATTTGAGAAGTGATGCTCTACATGGAAGTCGATCTTCGGCATGTCGCTGGCGAGGATGGCGCGCTCGATGCGCTCGACACCCTTTGGCGAAAGGTCGGTTGGCCCCTGCTGTACAAGACCATGGAACGCTTGAAGGCCGTTCTGAGTGGAGGCGCTGCTATCCATTTCGGCAATCCAGATAGGTTGAATTGCGCTTAACTTCTACCTGATTCAGCGGGAAATTCAAGGGGAAATTACATACCTACAGCGAGCCAGTTCAGCGAGCCAGAGGCTAGAACTTGTGCTGACGAAAGGCTATAATTGTGGCTGTCAAAGATGAATTCATTGGATGGCGTTGTGCTATTTGCAATAGGATTCCTGCGGTATATCTTTTCCACGAGGGAGTCAATCCTTGCTGTGGTAACAAACCCATAATACTGGCTTCCGCCAAAAGCATAAGCTGAAGCAGTTACAGGGTTTACATCTCTCCCTAAATTTGATCCGGTGTAACTATGTGAAACAACAACATTATACCTACTCTCGTTGCTTGTGTATGTATAGAACGGCTCTTCCTCGAATGCAACCTGTGTTCCACGAATACTGATTGCTGCATTTCCTGTTCCATAGTCGTAGGAGCCAGATGAGTTTGTCGCAAAGAACACAATGTCATATTGCAGTGTGTAGTCTATCTTGTATATTTCCCATGCCGTATTTACTACTGACGCAGGAAGATTGCCGCCAGATCCATTCACCGTAACCGGATAATTATCCGCAGACGCTTGCGCAATTATCCCGCTTTGCCCACTCAATGTTTCATCAGAGTATGTGTAGCTTATTGCGCCAAAAGTCGATGTATTGACATCTGAAGCCACGTACTCAACGTAGAATTCCCATGTATTAGCGCTGGGGAATGATACTAAGGCGCTGTCTTGAACGCTTCCTGATGTGATTGCCCCAATAGCTTTTATTCTTGCTGTTGTGAAGCTATAAGCCGATCCGCTACCAGAAACTCTATACCCGATGCGCCATGATACTTGCCTGTAAAGGTACTGGCTGATCCCGTTTCCACGCACAGATAGTAAGCTGATGCTAACCGTAGTGCTTGCGCAATTCGCCGGGGTAGTCTGGTGAGCCGAGTTGTAAGTATTGGAAGATATGGCTCCAGACGATGAGTTCACGACGGCAGTTCCGGTGTTCGAGCCGAGCGTGAGAGTAGCCGTCGCATCGAATGCCCACTGCGCAGATCCAGACGATGTTTCGGAAATGTTTGTTGCCGCGCAGGTAAGCGACTGATCCTGATTCGCGTATGCCTGCTTATACAAGCCAATCCCGGCGGGGGAAACCATCACCTTCGGCTGGTTCCTGAAATACCCCGGAATGGCAACCGTGTCGCCGCTGTTGGCGATACCGGATTCCATACGGGAAAGGTAGTTGTACTGCACTGTTTGGCCGGTATTCACGATGTACCTGTATAGGTACAGGTTACCGGACTCAAGGCTGCTGTAGTCTCTGGCCCCGACGTTGCCAGCCCCGAATGTCCTGATATGCCCAGCACCGTTGATAACCACAGAATCGCCGACACTGATCTGCTGGCTCGCCTGTAATGTGCCAGTGGTTATCTTGCTGGCCGCAAGGTCATTAACATGGATGTCGTGTATCGCGCCATTAGCAATACTGGCTGAATCCACGGCTGCCGTACCGATCTGCGCTGTACCGATAGACGCCTCGACGATACTTGCCCCATCTATGTACACGCCGGGCTGGAACGCCACCCCGTTGATAGTCGCTGCAGTAGTCAGCACGGCAAATGGCATCGCACCAAAGCCGACCGGCTGCCATGATCCAGCGCCCCCTACAACAACCCAGCGCCTCGACTCCCCAGCCAGAACGCCGGCAACCGTACTTGCGCTGGTGTTCTTCCAGATCAGGCCGTGATACTTGGTCGCCGGCTCAGTGTCAGAATTCAGCGTCGGAGCGACGATCCCGAACTTATCGGTTGCGATCAGGAACTCGCTGCTGGTTCCATCGTTGACAGTACCATACCCAGAAACGTACCCGTTTACATCCAGCTTGAGGCTATATTCCGCCGACAGACCCGCAACCGCGCTGGCGCTGGCGGATGATTCCTCCTTGACCGCAGCGTAGTCACCGGTGTCGAGTCGAGCCTGAACCTGCGTTATGTCAGACGCCAACGCAGAATCAGCATCAGCTCTGGCAGTCTGCTCGCTCAGTATTGCCGCGATGTTCTGATCCACCAGCGCCGCCAGCGTCAGCCTTGCCTGCGCTTCGGCTACAAGTTGATCTGTGTGCGTCGTTAGTGTCTGCTCGGCATTCGCCACTCTGATATGCGCCGCCTGCATTATCGGAATGGCGTTTCCTCCAGCAAGGAACAGTCGCATGAGCGCAACAGGTGAAAGAACCGCAGTCTCGACATTTGCGTTAATCGCCAAAACAGCACTATCGATATACGCCGAGTCTGCCTTGAGCGCGATTCCGTCCGTGTTCGCGTTGATCGCTGTGTTCATGGCATTCAGTACGCCGTTTTGCGGATTTCCAAACTCATCGACCGTGCCGATGACATCTAGGCGTGAGATCGCGGTATTGGCCGTTCCGGCCGCAGCGTTTACCGATGTCTCTACTGTCGTGATCCGCGCCTCTACATCGGTCGTGATTGCCGCCTCGGCCAGCAGCGTCACCGAGCCGGTTAGCGGATCGATCGTTACCGTCGCGTCGCTGATCGCGCGCTCGCGTGCCAACCTGTCCAGCAAGTCGGCCTTGTCCAGCGTGGATTGAATCAGCGCGGCGGCCATGTCGTCGATGGACTGGCTTGCTGTGCCTACCTGCGTCACCAGCCCGGTATTCACCGCGTCGATCAGGTTGATCCGACTGCCAAGCGTCGCGTGGAGCTGGCTGGAAGTGATCTGGTCGGTGAGGATGGCCAACAACTCGGTCGGGTCTTGGCTGGTAGTGCCATTCACGCCGGCCGTTGCGTTGTATGCGCCCTCAATTGAGGCGCGCGAAACGAAGCGCGCCCAATAAAAATACGACGATCCGGCATCTACCGAATCCGCATACAGCACGCCGCTGGCCGTGCCGATCAGCGCAGCCACGCCGAGGTTGTCCGTCGCAGCGCGCCATATTTCAGTGTGTGCGTGGTTGCCATAGCCCGGCGTATCCCACTGCAGCATGATGGTGGTGAGTGCGCCGGCAGTAACCAACCCGGTCGGCGCTGGCGGAGGTGTGGCGTCGTACAGCGCAGAATCTAGCGCGATGACATTGCCGCGCGCATCGGTGGCGGCGACGTTACCGGACACCAGATCGTTGACCGTAACAAACCGATTCGCACCGGCCATGGCCAGATCAAGCGTTTCCCTCACACGCTGCAGGAAGTTGCGCAGGTCAGAAGGAAGCGCCGAAGTAATGGAGCCTAATCCGCCCCACTTAGCCATTGGACAGTTCCGTCATTGATTGCGCCATTGCCACTGAAAATACCTCGACAACTGAAGTAACCTCAAATTCCCATGTGTTCGCCATGAAGCCAGACGGCAATCGCTGGGGGAATTTGCTGGTGATCGAGAATATTCCAATGGATGCGCCATCGGCAAATACCTGCAAACTAACTGGATATGCGGCAGCCTCAACTCGAACTGCGCCAAGATTGATCGCATGCGGGGAATAGAAAATCTTTGAGCGCCATACTGCAGTCTGGTAGGTCGCGCCCTCGTCGAACTTCACTAGCGCACCAGCCACCACCAAGAACAGCGCATCCCGCTGCGGGTCGTAGTAGCCGGCAGTGGCATACCAGTCCAGCATGGTGAAGTCACCCTTTCTTGGGTCGATGACAAAACCGCCGGATGTTGTGCCGTTGTTGTAGAAGCCAATGTACTTGTCATCATAGACATAGCCATGAATTGAGTCTGGCTTGAAGAAAGAGCGCCACTCGCTATTTGTAAATATCTGCTCGGTCAGGTTGACTGGTTCCGCTCCGCCGTTGGTGATGAACATGCCGTCCGGCGAGGCATACACCACGCCGCCAGCCATAAATGCCACCGATCGCTTGGACACGCACGACTGAGGGGAATTCAGAACTACCTGCGCCATGTTGCTCGGATGTGTCCCTTGCACTGCATAGGGCATGCCTTTGGTCAGCACGATAAGCGTTGTATCGGTAGCGCCCAGCGCAACGATGTCATAGTCGAACGTCATAACATATCCGAGAGGATATGCGTGCGGTTTGTACGGCTCGCAGAAATACAAATCCTTGCCGACAAATCCAGCCATCATGCCATTGGGAAGCGATGTCAACCCGGTGAGCGCTGCGGGTGGCATGTTGTATGTCAGGCTAGGCAGCGCTTCTCCAAGATTTTCACCGTCAATTGCATCGTTGTAGGTGACTTGCGCCACAGGTATCTCTGCCACGAACACAAACTCGCCAAGCATTGATCGGTATATCCGCTTTGCCACAATGTTGTAGGCACCGGTCGGCGCGCCGTCCATTGTAGATAGATCGACTGTTTGACCGGGTAGTACATCAACGGCAACAGACCCCGATGCCTGCGGCTTGCCTTCCTCCCCCCACCCAGAAACAAACGTGTAGGTATAGACGCGCGTTTCGGCGATGCCAGATCCAGTCCCCGCTGGCGTCGCGGTAATAGCCGTCACCGGTGCCGGTATTCCAAGCGCGTAACTAACGTTCGGATAGTCAGTGCCGCCTCCCGAGAGCGCCAGCGCGTTGTCCGTCACCTTTGGCAGCGTTCCATCCGTGTAGTAGGTGCGCTCGGCAGCGTCGCCGAATATCTGCCCACGACACACGTTCACATCTGATGCCCAATGGAACCAGTATTGCGTATCGGAGGCGATGTCGTGCCCGAATCGGTGAATTGTCTGGATCGTTCCGGGCTTGGTCAGCGTCGTCGCAACCGCAAGATTCACCAGCAACGGGCGCAGCGAACCATGCCACAGCTTGCAGTTGGTCGCTACCTGCGCTTGATTGTCTTGCAACAAGCGAGGTTCGGCGCGCGGCGCAACACCTTTGAATTGTCTGACAGCCCACCCGGTCATTTGCCGATCCTTGTTACAGTTTAGAAAACTCTTTTGCCCACTCAACGTCTTTGTGATGCGCACCTCGGCAGTGGTTCGATTGCCAGAAGAATATGGCGTTGACTATTCGCAGCGGAACTTCCCAATTCTCGCGATAGCTTCTGCCAGATATTGACTCGTTTGGATTCCCGTTCAAGAAGATAACATTGGCAAGTTGAGAAACTGCGCTGAGGATATTAGCTAGGTATTCCATTAGTATCCTTCCATGTCTTTATCCATGCTGCTAATAGACACTACTATTTCGCAAAGTATTAAAAGAAAAAGAATGATTAGAGCTTCTGTTATTCCAATCATGCCAGCCCCAGCTTGGCTTTTTCAGTACGGCCCCATGCTCTGCATGCCTCGGTGTGTGCGTTGTATGCGTCGAATTCTGCCGATGGAGCGGTGCGCAATAGCTTAATCTCGTCTGCCATGCTGTATTCGGCAGCAATCATCTCTGCAACCCGACGATTTATTAGACGAACATGCGGGCTGGCGGCTTTGATTTCGGCAATCTGCTCGGCGGTAAGTGTAACGACAGATATAGTTGATGAAATCTCTTTCGGCTGATCTGCTGGCAGTGTTGCACCATCCGGTAGGCAGACATAAGTTATTCCGCCTATTGTCGCAAGCTCAGTGCCAATATGGTTATTTGATTCATCAGTTGGCAGTAGCAATTCGCGCGTAATGAGCGCATCAATGTATTTTTGGTAAGCAATCATAGTAGTCACAGTGGAAATCCTTTCTAAAGTTTATAATTATCTAATATCGCTCAAAGATACAAGGCCGCGCGCAACCCAGTGCCGCTTTCCGAGGAGCTGCGACCGGAGTGGAGATACAACGTCCACACGCCGGAGTTCGACAAGTTGAGCCAGTAGCCTGAAACGATGGGGCACATCAAGTTTGGCTTGTAATCCAATAAAACATCATTTCCGAATGCATTGGTTCCGCCAATGCCATTTGCTAACGGAACACCTGCGCCAGATGCATTCCACGCATTCCCACTGGTTGCTTCGCTTAACACTTGAGAGGCTGAACCGTATGCGGTTGCTCTGTTTGCGCCGGTCGCCCACAGAGCGCCATACGTTGTTCCAATACTGTCATACAGCGCAGCGATGCCAGTTGCGCCCCATGCGTCTGTAGCTAGAGTTGTGCCTGCGGTGATGTCTTTCATCGCGGCGGATGTTTTCAGGATGTAGTAGTTTGTTCCGTTCGACGTAAGCCCAATACAAATCTCCCACAGCGTGCCATTTATATCAGCCACTCCGCAGCTTTGGCCGTTGTGTGTGGTTTTAGCCAGTACGCTCGCGCTGCCAGTTTTGTTGGCGGTGGGGTATGTTGCATTCCCAGTTGACGTGAATGTAAGCGTTGCATCTTGTGCGTCGCCCAGTGCGTTGTTGTTGCACCCCTTGGGGAAATTGTTTATGGCGTGATACCAAGCGCACCATGTAGTGCTAGTTGATGCCTGAGCGTGTGCGTAAGACAATAGAGCAATTGCCTTGTTGATAAACAGGCTGCCGGGGAAAAAGCTCGCGCCGCGCGTCTTCGCGGCAGCTATTGCTCCATAGTAAGCATTAGCTGGAGCGCCGGTCAATCCGCTGAATGGATTGTTTGCTGCGTTGCTTGACAATGGGTTGCCGTTTTTAATACTCGATGCTGTTCCTGCGTTGTTCGAGCATTTGTATTTGTCCACAAACACGCCATACTTCAATGCCCCGCCATCGTAGAATGCTCGATGAATAGCGTATCCAGCAGCATTTGCAGCAGTCACCTCATCAGCGTATAGCGCAGCAGACTTGAATGGAGAATTAGCGGCTGTTACGAAATAACCTAATTGCTTAATGTCCACTGCGTTCACAGCCAAGCCATTAGATCCTGTGCCGTATTTGTAGTAAAACGCAGGAATCCATACCATGATGCTGCCATCGGTGTAGATATAGTTTCCGTAATCTGCATCGAATGGATTAAACGTACCGTTACTTAATGGGAACATTCCGGCTGGTGTAGTGGGGCAGATTCCTACTCCGAATCCTGCTGTGCCTGCTACGCCGATATTACTTACCGTTACAGACTGGCCCCCAATAGTAAATCCATGATTGAACACTATAGGGCCATTGACTGCATGTATATCAGCAGCGGAGTCTCCTAGCGTGACATTGCCAGTGGAAGTAAGGTTTTTTACAGTAAAATCCTGCGCGGAATCGCCTGCAAGCTTTGCCTTTTCAGCATCGAGTTCATTGATTGCAGCTTGAACTGTCGTAGCGGCGATGTTGTTTGCGGGGATGTTGGCTATGTCTGCCGCGCCAATCCCTGGCACAGATGTAAATGCGTTTACGACATTCGTTCCGTCGCATTCCATCAGCGCACGCTTGCCTTGCATGACGGCCACGCCGGTTCCGGCGGCGGTCTTGGCCGTTAGAGTGTAGCTGCCGGAGGTGCTATTCCCGATAACAAAGACGCTGGCAACAGCCGGAATGATCACGGAAATGTTGCCAGTCAGCGCGCCGGTGAACTCCATGACCTGATTGCGCGCTTCGGCGGCGGTCAGCGTAACGTCCGTGTTCCCAGCAACCGACTTGCTCAGGCGGCCAATGACAGGCACATCGCGCGGTAGGCGCTCGGCAATACTGGTAATTGCAGCCGTGCCGGTCACAACCTCACGGATCGGGATTCTGCCAGCGGTAAATCCGGTCGTGTTCTTGCTCACCACGCCGGCGCGCGTTGCTTCGACATAGTTGGTCGAACTGGCAGATAGCACCAGCGTGCCGTCCGCGATGGTCGTAATTACGCCATCTACCAGCATCACACCTCCGAGATACCCGAGCGTTAGCCCTGTCGTGGTAGAGGTGTTATGTCCGAACAGGCCGGACGCAATCTTATTCAGCTTGGCAGGGCTGTAATAGCTGTAGGTATTGCCGAGGATGTCGGTGATCGGATACGCGCCATCACCAGCGGTTCCGCCGGTGGCCGTTCCAGTCTGCCAATTACGGTACTGGTCCTCGCGTGTCTGCCAGCTATTCAGCAGCTCCGCAAGCGACGCAGCAAGTTCGGCCTGCGTCGTTCCAGTGAAGTTGCGGATGATGCCGTATGACACCGCGCCGGCAGTGGTGCCGGTATATGCTGATTGCAGCGTAAGGTGCGTGTTATCTGTAATCGCAGCGATCTCATACAGCTTGTCGCCGTCAATTGAAAACGCATCGCCGACAGCCGCCTGTGACGCCCAAAGTGTATCGACTCCAACGACGCTGACTGATCCGTTTGTGACCGATACTGATCCGGCTCTATACCATGCACTCATTTGCTGTGCCCCTTTATTAAGCGCCGCGCTGCGTCATTGGGGTAACGTTCGCGGGTGATGTCGCAACATCTATGGCTGTTTTTGCGCCAAGCGACGAGTTGAATGAATTGAGGTGGTTGATTGCACGCTGGCCGTTTGCAGCGTAGTCAGCGTCTTTCGAATAAGCCCGATACAGCAGGTAGTCCAAAATGACATTTGCGTATATGTCGTCCAGATTGATGATGGTCGTATCGCTGCCGGCTGGATCAAGCGCGCCAGCACTAAGCGCATGAGATGCAGGCACACTCGAATAAACAAGTTCGATCTGCGCAAGTGCCGTGGCAGGTGGGTAAACCAAGAATTCTTTAGGGGTGAGGATGTCGAACATCCAATGAACGATATTCACGGATTCTGTTTCTGAATGCCACCCAGGCAGTTGATCGTCAAGAACCCTTCGATCAACAAAACGCACGGCGCGCTTGTTTGATGTCGCCGCCATGTTGCGGATCACATCCAGAACGCGTATGGCGGTAGGTAGGTTGATCGTGCCTGCGTCGCTTAATCTCTGCCGCGTCCCGGCTGCAAGCGTGACGGTGGCGGTCTGCGAATTTGCATCTGGCCGCAATAAAACAACTTCTTTATAGGCGTCATTGATCCAGTCTTGCAACTCCAGTCTCGTCCACCGCACCGCCCCCTCATCGTTCAATATCTTTTCTGCGCGCCGGATTAGTTCAATAACCTTCGTGACCGCCATACATCCCCCTTAAATGAATCGAGCCTTCACCCTGCGCGCCGTGCCGTTCATCCCATGAAAGACATCGGTTGCTGCTGAATCCTTCGCCTTCTGGAAAAAGGCCGCATTGTTCAATGCCGCACTTGGGTTTTCCCATGGCGTGCCAGTCATAAATTGCAGCTTCGACTTCGCGCCGGCTGCCAGCGCCTGCTTGTGCTTCGTGTTCAAGAAGTCCGGGTAAGTCGTCGCAGATTCGCTGATCGTCAGCGCCGCGCGGACCTTGATCTCCTGCACTGCGGTAGGGATGCGGAACAGCGATATGTGATCACCGCCATCCCGCGTGTAGTATTTGATCGGCTGTCCGGTCAGTTGATCCCACTGGTCGCCATGCTCTTCGTCCAGCGCGTCCTCGCTTGTTGGATCACACAGACGCCCACCGACGCGCACCGACTTCAATCTGGCAATCTCACAATCAGCTGGCTTGGTGAGCGCATATTCAGTAACGTCAGCCTCGGTATTTATTGCTTGAAGAGCATCAATCCAGATTCCTGTTTCCAGCAGAAACTCTCGAACTGCATCACGGATAGCACTCTGCACTATCGGGTACGAAACCCCATGGCACTCCGGGATCACCAGCGGTTCGAGGTCTGCCAGAAGAGACAATTACGCCCCCAATGCCTTGATGAGAGACTTGCGCAAGGTCGAAACCGGCGCGAGGCCGTTCACCGGCACATTGTTACCGGCGGCCAGCTCCAGCAGCTCCTTCTTGCCCATCGCGTTGATCTCTGCAGCGGAAACGACAGGCGTATCTTCAACCCCAGTCTGGCTATTGTCACCAGTCGTGCCAGAAGGATTGCCGGGTTCGGTAGGCGCTTGAGCCTGCACGGCCTTCACCTGCTTCTTCGCGCCAACCGCCTCGTATGCCTCGCTGATTTCGAGGAAACGATTGGCATGCTCTTTGTTTGTCACCTCGGCAACATGGTCGCCGTTATCGTCCGGGGCGAAGTGATACTCCTCCCCGCCGATCTTAATCTTGGAACCGCCTTCGCGTTTCAGTTTGCATTTGATCAACATAGCTACCACTCCTTATGGTTTCTGCGTCAGTAGTTGATAGTGGGCGACCGAAGCCGCCCACCGGTTTGTTACGCGCCGTAACGGGCCGCGCGGTATTGCAGGGTGAAGCCGATGGTTCCGGTCGTTGCGCCGGTTGCTGGTGCGGTCGTGACCTTGAGGCCAACGACACGATCAGCAGTAGTCGGAGCGATGCGCGGAGCCAGAACACTGTCCATACGGACCAGACCAGCGGCTTGGCCGACGGCAGCAGCAGCACGGAACTCGGCATTGGTGCCAGCAGTGAAGCCAACAGCCATTGCCAGCGCTGGGGTTGCGCCAGAGTCCAGATCGTCAGTGTCGATGATGAAGTCCACCGGCACGCAATCGGCCGGCAGTTTCACCATTTCGATCACGTCGTTCAGGGCCAGAGCAGCAGCCAGCGCGATTTCGCCGCGAACGGCATACACCTCACCGGCAGCATCCGGCGAGATAGAGGGTTGCTGCGCAGTTGCAGCGTTTGCAGTCAAAGTTGCCATTTTAGTATCTCCTAAATTGAAAGATTGTATTCAGAGGGGCGGCTTTCACCGCCCGCTACTGATTAGCC